GGCGGATCTGCGGGTTCCTCGTCCCAGGCGCTGAAGTCCAGTGGCCGCCCGGCGGGCGCGGGCGCCGCGGCCGGGGTCTGGTCGTCCTGGTCGCCGTCGGCGAGGTCGAGGTCAAGGAAGCTGGTGCGGGCCGCTTTCAGTGCGGCTAGGGTGTCCTGGTCGATTTCCACGGCGGCCTGTTCGCCGGCCTTGACGACTTTGCGGGCCGCGGAGCGGGCGGCGCTGATCGCTTCGTCGAGGCGCAGTTTCGCGTCCGCGCTGAGCATTTGGCCGACGCTTTTGGCTTTCCGGGCGGCTTCGCGGACCGCTTTGACGTCCATGTTGGCCAGCCCGGTTTCCATGGTGGCCATCAGGTCGCGCAGCTCCCCGGAGATGGCGCGCACAGCTTCGACGTCGTCTTGGGCGATGGTGCCGGCGACGACGCGCACGTTGATCCGGGTCGTGGCGGCCTGGCTGTTGAACTGGGTGGCCAGTGCGCGCGCCTCTTGGATACGTGCCCGCAGGTCACCTTGTCGGCTGTTGGGGCACAGCAGGCCGAAGTCGGATTGGGCGCACACCCCGGTCACGAGGGCGCGGACTTTGCCTCGCACTTTGACGGCGGCGGCGTGCTCGCCGGGGTCGACGACGACGCGTGTCGTTTCCCACCGGGACCGTTCCTGGCCGTCTTCGTCGAGGCGCTGGGTTTCCAGGTCGACGCGCTCGTATTTGACGCCGCCCGCAATGTTGGTGCGCAGGCTGACCAGCAGCCCGGGCCGCAGTGTGCGGGCCTCCATGGGTTCGGTGGTTGTGGTCATGTCGCTGAATCTCTCTGTGCGGGGCTAGTTGTCGATGTCGATTTGGCGGCCGGCGGCGTTGCCGGCGGTGGCCGGTTTGGTGCGCGGAGTGTTGGCGGGCCTTGTGCGGCTTGCCCATTCGCTGCGCAGCGCGGTGATTTTCTTCTCCTGGGTGGTGGCCATGGGAACGATCCGTTTCGCGGCTTGCACCAGGTCTTCGGTGGCGGGTTCACGCTGCCCGTCGGCGAACGCCGCTTTCAACGCGTCGGGCACGAGGCTGGCCATCTCAGCACCGGTGAACGTGTCGGTGACCTCTGCTACGGCGTCGAGGTCGATGTTGAGGATGTCGGCGGTGCGCGGGGTGCCGTCCGCGTGGGGGTACTTGGGCAGGGTGGCGGCGATGATGGCGGCGCGTTCCGGCGCGGTCGGCAAATCCACCCAGAACGTCTCGTCGAAGCGGCCTTTGCGCATCAGCTCCGGGGGCAGCGCGGTCACGTCGTTGGCGGTGGCCACCACGTAGGCCTCGCCGCGGCGTTCCTGCATCCACGTCAAGATCGCGCCCAGCGCGTCGGCGCTGACCCCACCGTCCGCGCTGCCGCTGGTGGCGCCCTGCATCGCTTTTTCCACCTCGTCGAGCCACACCTCGCAGCGCCCGATCGCGTCGATGGTGGCCAACGCTTTGCGCAGGTTCGCTTCACTGTCACCGACGAACTTCGATTTCAGCGCGCCCAGATCCATCCGGATCAGCGGCATACCCAACTCGCCGGGAATCGCTTTGGCCAGCTCGGATTTGCCGCACCCCGAGATCCCCATCAGGAACACCCCTTTGGGGGTGGGCAGGCCGTAGGCGCGGGCCTCGGGCGTGTAGGCCATAGCGCTTTCCATCACGTGCGCTTTGAACTCGTCGAGGCCGCCGACGTTGGCCAGGCCGCCGGCCGGCGGGTCGATCCACTCCAACAGGCCGTCTCGGGCGATGATCCGTTTCTTCTCCGCCGCGATGGTCGGGGGGTGCAGCTTGCGGTGTTGCACCAGGGATTTCGCGAAGGTGGCTTGCGCTTCCTCCCCCGACAAGCCCACCGCGGCGTCGATGGCCGCTTCCCGTGACCCGTTGACGATCTGGGCGGACAGCTGGTCGAAGTTGAGTTTGTTTTTCGGGTTGGACAGGATGCCCTGGACAGCGGACTCCACCGCGACGTCGAGCATGTCGGCGATCTCCGCGCGCTCGGGCAGCGGGAATTCCAGCACGGTCGTGTGGTTGGTCAGCTGCGGCGGCACCTCGACGGTGGGGGTCAGCACGATGATGGCTTGGGCGTCGTCGCGGGCCTTGGTGGGCAGCGCGTCCGGGCGGGCCAGGTTACGCAGGCGGCGCAGCGTGATCGCGCCCGCACCGCCGCCGCTGTACCACTCGGGGAAGTCCCGCAGAATCCACACGTCGCGGCTGCCGGTGCGGTCCCTGATCATGTCGAGCATCCCGTCCGGATCGGCGGGGTTGACGCCAAGATCCGGGCCTTCGGGGGATCCGTCCATGGCTTGCGGGCCGGCGGCCATGTCCCAGGTGTGTGGCATGAAGCCGGCGCGGCTGATCGCGTTGAACAGGTTCTGTTCGGCGCGGGACTCCTCGGCGGTCACCACCAGCAGCAGCGGGTTGCGGGCGCGCAGCAGCGCGGCTACGTCCGTTTCGAACGCCTGGACTTTGGTCGGCGGGGCGCTCATGCTGCCCCCCACGTCAGCACCAACGCCAAGGTCAACGTGCCGGTCATCAGCGCGGCCAGCGCCAGCCAGATCAGGATCAGGACCCACGGGAACGGCCCTTGTGACTCACCCACGGTCGTTGTCCTGCACGCCCAGCGCCGAACGCAGGGACAGCCGGCGGTGCAGGCGTGCGTTGGCCAGGGACTCCGGTTCGCGGTCGTCCGTCAGGTCGTGGTGCTTGGTGAGTATCTGGGCCTGAAGGTCTGCGGTGCGGCCCATCTTGCCCAGCGACTGGGCGATGGATTCCAGCGCTGTCACCGCGCGGGCGGCCAGCGGCCCCAGGAACCGCAAATCCATTTTCGCGTCAAACATGCTGCAATCCTGTCTATCTCGTTGGTCAGAGGTGGGACTTGTACGTGCATTTCTCTTTGCCGGTGAAGTCGTGGATCAGCACCCCGTCGACCCAGTGGACAGGTTCGAGGCACATGCAACATTTGGTTTGCAAGCTCCACGGATCATCGGGATCTTCCAGGCAATTCATTGGCCAGCTTGGGTTTTCAGTCATAGCTTCTCCACGGTGATGTGCACGCCGGGCGGTTCGGCCGGCTCGGCGTAACGCTTGTGGGTGTCGCCCAGGCTGGTCACCAGCGCGTCGTCCACGATCAGGGTTCCAGTCAAGGCGTCGAGCACTCCGCGGACGAGTTTGTCGACGTCCGGGGGTGTCGTCATCGGTGGCGTTGGGGCGTTGCGGTCCAAGGTTTTCGGGCGGGGCATGACGAACACGAGCGTGGCGCGCACCGCGCCGGTGTGCAGCGGCGCCCCGTGCCGCGCCTGGTTCGCGGCCAGCCCGACCCGCCACCGCCACTCCGTCAAACCCTTGGAGCTTTCCACCATCCGGCCGCCGCCCACGTGGTCTTTCGACCCTTGCGGCCGCGGCACGCCCGGAACGAAGAACTCGATGACGTCGGTCACGGATGAAATCATCACTGCGCGAAGAACTCTGGGTGCTGGCCGGACATGTGGCGTTCCAGGTTGGCGAAGCTGCGGTTGCAGCAGGGGCAAACCCCGTTGGCCACGCGCTTTTTCAGTTTGGTCACCTGTCCTCGCATGGCCCGGTTGGATGCGATCGCGCTGCGCAGATCTTCGTCGCGGTTGGCCAGCCGGCGTTCCACCCGTTCGGCGCGCTCACGCTGCTTGTCCGCTTCGGTCTTGCCGGTGTAGTGCTGCTGGTGACCGTTGGGGCAATAGAAACTCAGGGAGTGGTTGGCCATCAGCTTTTCCCGAAGGTGATCAGGGAATGCGAACATGACGCCGCAGCTGAAGCACTCCTCCGTGACAAGCGTGACCCCGACGTTGATGGTGCTTCCTCGCATGGTTTTCCTTTCTGTAGTTACTGAAATCGTCTGTGCAGCACTCGGTTTCGTTCGTTGATCCATAGGACTTCGCCGAATCCGTTGCGGTCCCAGTGGTCGTCGGACACCAGGGCGTCGTCCAGTTCGTCCAGCTCGGCGAGGTGCGCGGCTATGATCGCGTCATCGGCGTCGGGGTTCACCAGGACTCCACGGGGCTGGCGGCCGCCAGGGCGTTGTCCTGGGATTCCGCAGGGTTGGGGTAGCGGGGCTCACTGGGGTCCGCCGGCTGATCTTCGTCAGGCCGGGGCGTCGGCGCGATTAGTTCCTGCGGGCGTTGCCGGCGCTGATCGCGGTTCATCGCCGCAGCCACCCGATACCAGCCGGACGCACCCTCATCGTCGGCGCGGGGATTAACCTCGACGGTCCAGTAGTTGGCCAGCGCCCACCAGTAGGCGGCCAGCCGCTGCTCGGCGGTCCACTCCCGCGGATACGGGGCAATCTCGGGCCCTCGGATGAACTCGCCGCGGGGAAAGTCTCGATCGTCCATCACTGCTCACCCCCCACCGTCAGCTGGTGTTCGTGCAGCAGCTGGTCCAACTTGCGCTTGTCGTGTGGGCAGCGGACGTACAGCGCGTCGAGCTCGGGGGCGTCGGGGTGCGGGCCCGGGCGGAAAATCATTCCGCTGTCCGGGCAGATCGGGCACACGTGGATGCCGCGCTCCCATTGGGACCGGTCTCTTTCGGCCTGAGCTTGCTGCTGCTGGCTTCGGAGGGCTTGTTCGTCGCGCCATTCCCGGACGCGCCGGCAAGCGCGGCAGGAGGCCGGGTGGTCCGGGTTTGGGTGATCGGGACACCGAGGCGGCGCAGCGGTTGCCTGTGAATCTGCGGTTGCCCGTGAGTTCTTTATTTCCGGGGGTGGCGGCGCGTCAGCGCCGTTGCGCGCGTGCGCGTTACTGGACGCAACCCCCCCGCTATTCGCAACCAGAGAAGACTGATCGGGTCGGGTCGGGTCGGGTCGGGTCGGGTCCAGGCGCGCGCCCGCGAGGTCCGCTTGGACGTCCGCCTGTTGTCCTTCCAGATCCGCCTGTTGTCCTTCCGGACGTCCTTCGGACTTATTGCGGTCGGCTCCGTGTGGGTGCGGGTGGTTTTCAATGGTCACGGCGTTGCGACCCTTACGACGACGCCGTATCGAGGGTGGTTCGTCACCAGTTTTCTGCGCTCTTTCGGCGCGTTTTCTTGCAGCATCCGCTTCGCGTTTGCGTTCGTTTTCGCGCCGTTCCGCTTCCAGTTCCGCGTGAGTCGGCTGCCACTTTTCCCACGCCCTGAACAAGATTCCGTGCGGTGTTCGCTCCCAAAGCGGCGCGTTCAGCGGCCCCGGATCGGTTAGTACATCCACGAGTGCGGGCTTTGATCCCAGCGCGCGAAGCCGAGCGGAAGGCACGTGGCCATCCGTCTCCTCCTTGGCCGACCAGCTACCGGCCAGGGTCCACAGCCCGATCGCCGCCAAACGGCGTCCGTCTGGAAGGTTCGACACAGGCTTGCTGTCGCTGAACCCGTCGTCCACGTAGAACCACGGCATCAGCGCGGCTCCCAGCTGGTGCACGCCGGCCACCACGCGGCCACGTCGCTGGTCTCGCTGTGGGTTGCCCGGGGGAACGTCTCGCGGCCGCCGATCACCGTGGGTAGGTGGCACTTCGGCCAGCTCTTGTCGTGGTGAGCCACGAGCACCCGGAACTGGCAGCTGCCGCAGCGTGGGCCGGCCGACGTCGATCTCGATGCTTCCTGGTAGTCCAGGTCGCGCGGCGCGTCCGGGTGCAGGCGGATCGGCTCGCCCAATGGGTGAATGCCGGCACCGATGCGGCGCGCCACCCTGCGGTGCTGTTGGGCTGTGCGTGACAACTTCTCTTTGGCCTCTGCAACAGTGCGGGCACTGTCCGGCACATCGAACAGCGCCGTGTCGTAGTCGAATCCCTGCGGGTCGGTGGTGGTCATGGTTGGCTGTCGCGCAATTCCTCACTGACGCGGCCGATTTCGTCGCGGGTCAGTTGGTTGTTGGCTGTCACGTCCCGGCCCACCGTCTGCGACACGAAAGCGAACCACTCAGCGCGGCCTTTGTCGGTCGGCTGGAATCCGGCCGCCGCGATCAGCTGAGTCAGTTCTTGCAGCTGCTCTTTGGTGGCCGGGCGGTCGTCGCGCGCGGTTTCCGACTCGGCGGACGCACTGGCCTGCTCGTCCGCGGCATCGCTCAGGTCGTCTCCCATGTCCAGCGGCGCAGGGGGCTGGTCGTCGCCGGTGGGTTCCGTCTCGCTCGGGTCTGGGCTCGGTTCGGGCTCCCCGGAGATGGGGTCACCCGCCGGTGGCTTGCCCTCGTCCGCGCGCGCCTGGGCCCGGCGCGCCTTCGCTTGAGCGATCGCCGCTTCACGTGCGTCCGCGAGCCCCGGGTCGTTGATCACCCATTCGCCGGGTTCGGGCGCGGCCTGCGCCCCGTCGGCGGGCCGGGTGGTGTCGTCGTCGTCCTCCTGGTCGCGTTCCTGGGCCTCGTTGGCGGCACGGGCCTTGGCGAGCGCCGCCTCCACGCGGCTGGTCTGCCCCTTCGGCTTCTCGGCAGCTGGGTTGTCGGGGGTTGCCTCTAAAATCTCTTCCACCGTCAGCGCATCCGTTGCGGCGGCCCGCCCGGCCGGTGCTGGTATCTCGGTGGCCGGCTCGGATTCCAGTTCTTCCACGCTGTACGCGATGCCCAGCAGTGTGGCGGGGGACAGGTGGCGGCAGACTTCCATCATCGGTTTGGCCCACAGCATTTGGCGCGGCTGGGTCAGATACTTCTCGTTGCCTGCCAACTTGCCGTTGGCGTTGGCCTGGTAGCGCACACCGTTGATCAACACGCCGCCCCGGTCCCCGTCTTGGGGTTTGGGGCACCACCCTGCGCGCTCGGCGTCCTCGATGGTGAACGTGGACACCTCGTCCGGTTCGTGAACGTCAGGATCACGTCCTGGCTTCCACCCGGCGACCGTACCGACGGTGTTGGAGCTTTCCAGGGTCTTGAACTGGAACCCCTTGACCTCCAACAGGGCTTGCGCGGTACGCGCATAGATGCCAGGTGACCCGTGGACGTCGAAGATGTTCTGCAACGCGGCTATTGGGCCCATGCCCAGCTCCGCGCCGTACAGGATGGCGGCGGTCGCTTCCTCGGGTTGGCTGCGGTAGCGGACGGGGACCAGCTTCGTGCACACCAGCTTCGTGGCGAAGTCGTAGGCCATGTTGGCCATCTCCGCGTGCTCCATCAGAACCTGGCGCGCGGTGGACATCGCCGGGCGGGCGGGCGGCAACACTTCCAGACTGGTCTTCGTGTCGTCTGTGCGGGCTATCGCGTTGCGGCTCACTGCAATTCACCTTCCATAGTGTTTTCCTCGATGACGTTGGCCAGATCGATTTCTTTGCGTAGCCAGGTAGGCAAGCTCAGGATGTTGAGTTCCTCGTACCCAGGCCATTTGCCGGTTTCACGGCATCGCGCGTAAAGGCGCCGGGCCCTGCGGTTTTGGCCTTCCGCGCGCACCATGTCTTCGGGGTCGATGCAGTGCACCGACACCGGATAGGGCGGGGTTTTCGATTGGGCGATCAGCACGAAATCGGCGTCGATTCCTGTGATGATGAAGAAACCGTCTAGGTACCAGTCGCCTTGGCAGTGGTAGCCGTAGTCGCGCATCGACTTGGCGAACTTCGCCGGGTTGGCGTTGTCGGTGGTCTTGTAGTCGACGATCAGTGGCCGGCGCCGGGGTCTGTCGATCGGCAGGAAGTCGGGGCGCAGGCGGCACCGGATTCCGGTCTCCGGGTCAGTCCACCAGCCCGACAGCTCTGCGTATCCCTCGTCCAGCAGCGCAGCCGCCAAAGGGTGTCTGCGGACTTCCGCGGCCATCTCCTCGGCTTTGTCCATGTCCCACTTGGCCACGGGAACCTTGCCCGCCTGGCGCGCCTGGCGTTCGGCTTGTTTCCAGTTGGTTGTGGCCGTCGGCTTTTGGGACGGTTCGCCGTCTTTGGTTAGGCCATGGATGGCCGGGTCCAGCATTTCAAGCTGCGCACCTTCACCCAAAACTAGCTTGTGGCAGGCACTTCCGTAGTCGTAGACCTTTTTCGGTTTCTGCGGCTGGTCGATCTGGTAGCGGAATTCCAAGGGGCTGGTCGCCAACAGCAGGCGCGCGCCGCTGCTGGACAACGATTCCCGGTCCCCGTGATACACGCCCTCGGGGATGTCGGGATGCAGCCCGTCCGCCTGGGGCACAGTCATAGCTGCATCCACGTCCACACGGCGGCTGTTTGAACGACTCGGCCGCCGACGCGTTCCTCAAACGCTGGCGTGTCGCGAAGCCAGTAACCGTTCCGGAGACCGGCGAGCCGGGCGACATCGCCTAGCTCAATGCCGGGGCCGAATTCAGTCGGCTGGTCGCTTCCAGGCCGAGTCAGCAAGTATTTGCCGCTGCGATGCATGCGGCGCAACACAATTCCGGTAGAGGCGGTGCTCACGCCGGAGCCTTCGCCACGTCGATCTTCAGCGGCGGCGCAAGGGCATCCAGCGCTTCCATATAGCGGCGATACTCGACGCCGCCGCCGGGCTTCCACGAACTCATGCCAGGTAGGCGACGTTTGATCGTGGACGCAGCCCGGCCCAGCGTGCGGCCTACTTCGCGGTAGCTGGCACCGTCGGCGAGAAGGCTGACCGCGCGCTCGATTTCAGAAGAACTCAAAGCGTGCCGCACGAGGCTGGGGACGCCGCGTCTGTCTTGTGTGCGCAGCACGGTGCGTTCGCAAACCCCGACTCTCTCCGCGATCACCCGCGTCCTGCATCCTGCGCGCGTGAAAGCAATGATCTGTTCTTCAACCTCAGCTGATGTCTTCTTCATGCTGTCTCGCCGGACGGGTGCCGCCGCAGCCGATCGCATCCGGCGCAGAGGCTGGGAAGTCGACCTGGTTCCATCGCGGGTGCCGGGGCGTAGATCTCGATGGTGTAGTCGTCGTTACGGACGAGGTCTAAGGCGATGTCGAGCATGAGAGACAGGCCGGGCGGGAATGCTGGTGCGGGCCGGCGAGTTTCGATACAGGCGTTGTGCAGCGAGTCGAGGAGGCCCCGGAGGTACAGAATGTCGTTCCAGGCGTCAACGTCGTCGTCGTTCATTGAGGCGGGGAGTTGCATCGGTGGTTGCGCCGCTGGTTTGGGAGGTCGGCGCTGGGCAAGTGCGCGGGTCCAGCCACCGAGGACGCGGCTCACGCGTTCACCGCCCGACCTCGGGTGGTGGATACACTGGATGTAGTCACTGCGGATCTGGTTCCTTTCCGTGGCTGGCTTGGCCGGCCCCCGCTGGCATCGGGGATCGGCCGCTTAATTGGTCATCGCAGGCGGCTGCGCGTGAACAGGTCGGTCACTGTGCACGGCCGCGCGTGCTCGGGGGCGCGCGCGGGGTCTCCCACCGCGGCGCGGCGACACGACGTGAACACGCTGTCGCTGTCGTGCTGAGCGTGGCCTGCCATCTGTTTGGACAGCGTGGCCGGATGGATCGCTTTAGCCGCCTCCCGGCTGGACAGGTCCGGTTGTTTGCCCACATCCTCTTCGCCGCTCGGCGCCGGTGAACGTGTCTGCTCTGTTTGCCCTGTTGGTGACCGGTGGGGCAGTAGAAACTTCTCGATGTCTTCTTTGGTTAGCGCGATCGCTTCGGCGGCGTGACGCTCAAAGTCGCGCCACACTTTCTCCGCATCCTCTGGGCTCCAAACCGATTGGATTGGAGGATGCTGCTGTGGGACGGGTGCATCATGTTTGCGGCGGCGTTTCATTGAGCTAGCCGCAATTCGACGTTGCCGTGTTCAGCCTGCCGCAGGTAGACATTTGATCCTGGGCCGAACGCCAGCTCGATCGCGTGCCGCGCATCGGCTTCGTTGAAATACCTTTCGGTACTGCGGAATAGCGGTTCGTAGTTGTCGCCGCTGCGGATCAGCACCCGCCACGGCTGAAAGTTATCAATGTACGTGCGGTACGCCGCGCCAGCGCCAGCGGCGAAACGCCTTGCGGGATGCGCCGCGACGAACTGCCCGTATGTCTTCGGCGGTTCTTTGATCAGATCGACATAAACCAAAGGTGTTGCGCCGCGAGTCATTTCGCCTCCTTTGTCGGCCATCACGCGATGCCCCGTTCTACGTCAACACAGTCAACGCAGGTGTTGGTGCCGCGGACGCGCTCCGTCCGCTGGAGTTCGATTCCGCAGATATCGCAGAGCGACCGGTTCTCTTTGTCTTTGCGGGTCTTTCGTTGTTCTCGGGATCGCTTGCAGGCTGCTGCGTTCTTGCCGGGGTTCGCCTCGCGGTAGGCGCGCTGCTTGGCCGCGATGTCGTCCCGGTTCGCCTCGCGGTAGGCGCGCTTCTTGGCCGCGATGTCGTCCCGGTTCGCCTCGCGGTAGGCGCGCTGCTTGGCCGCGATGTCGTCCCGGTTCGCCTCGCGGTAGGCGCGCTTCTTGGCCGCGATGTCGTCCCGGTTCGCCTCGTAGTAGGCGCGCTGCTTGGCCGCGATGTCGTCCCGGTTCGCCTCGCGGTAGGCGCGCTTCTTGGCCGCGATGTCGTCCCGGTTCGCCTCGCGGTAGGCGCGCTGCGCTGCTCTGCAGGCATCACACCGGCAGCCGTGATTTGTATAGCCGCTTACTGTTCCGTGCCAGCTATCCCGCGACGCGTGGTTCCTGCGCGGACTCATGCGGGCACTCCGCACACCCAGCGCTGCTCAAGAATCGCTTCAGCGGCGCACCGGCAGATGTGCCCGAACCTGTCGGCGGGATGGTTGAATTCGCGGGCGCAGGGGTGGCCGGCGGGGCTTAGGTGGCCCCAGATGCCGCCGCACAGCAGCGGAGGCGCCCAGCGCTGCTCTCGCGCGTCCAGGTCGATCACCGGCCGCTCGGGGGTGGCACCTGGCATCGGCGGGATCACCACCGATGCCAGGGCGAGTTCTGCCCCGCTCACGCGGACGCCCCCGTGCTGAGGAGCTTCTCGACGTCAGCGCGGCGGAATCGCCGGTGGCCAACGGGCGTCCGGAGCGAAGAGATCAGCCCCGCTTTCTCCCAGCGCTTGATGGTGTCGACGTGAACACCCGCGATCGTTGCCGCTTCGCCGACCGTGAGTAATTCTGCACCAGATGCAGGATGCTTGGGCATGCAGCCAGAGAAGCACCTGCACCGGGCAAAGTCAAGCATCCTGCAGTAAATTCGGGCAGACACGAAGGGTGCTATAAGTTGCACAGGTTTACATGCCTATGCCATAGTTTGCGCTATGACAGTCGACATGGACCGGGTCTACCCGGCATGGTCACTCGGTGATCGGATTCGGAAGGCCCGTGACATCGCCGGAATGAATCAGCATGACTTCGCCGTGGCAATCGGAGTGCCAGACGGCTCTCTCGCGAATTGGGAAACCGACCGCGCCAAGCCGCGCGACATTGTTGCGGTGGCAAAGCGAATTGAATTGCTGACGCGCATCCCCGCAGGGTGGGTTCTCGGAATCGAAAATTCGCCCGACGGGGGCGGACCTACTGGTCCGGGATCAACCGCAGGCAAATCGAGTTGCTGCGATAACCGAGGCCCGCGCAGTGCTGTGACTCTACGCCCCCTGGCGACTCGACCTGAAGATCATGAAGCTGCATAGAGTTTGCCCATTCTGACAACATGCGAATTCAAATGCGGGTAGAACCTGTCCCACAGCAAAAGCTGAAACAATTGGGGGGGAAGGGTCAGTGATGCAGATCGCGGGGGCGTATTACGGGACCGATGTGTCGTACCTAGACGAACACTGCCGATGGATGGTCCGCGCAGGTAGAGCACCGAGAACAGTTCGCATGCGCAGAATGCAGATGCAGTACCTTGCCGACTACCTCGGCCGCGATCCGGTCGACGCGACCCAGTTCGAGCTGGAGGACTGGCAAGACAGCTTGCCGCTGGAGCAGCTGCGGCACAAGACGTCCGTGATACGCCCCTACTTCGATTACCTGCACAAGCGGGGTATACGTCCGGACAATCCCGCGGCGCTGCTCGTCACACCGAAGGCCAAGCGTGGCGTGCCGCGGCCGATCGTGTTCGAAGCATTGGAACGAGCAGTTCGCACAGCCCCGCCTCGCATTCAAGCGTGGCTGGTCCTCGCGGCCTACGGCGGGTTGAGGGCGAAGGAAATCGCGCACCTTGAGCGGGCGTGTTTCGAAGCGATTCCAGGTGGCGGCGTGTTCATCCGGCTGTCTCGCACGAAGGGCGAACACGAGCGAATGTCAGCGCTGCCGGCCTGGGCGTGGGATTGGATTCAGCCGGCGTTAGCTGAGACGGGACCGTGTTTTCGGCGTGAGCGCGGGTCGGGCCCGGTGACGCCGCAACAGGTGTCTCAGCTGGCCAACGACTGGCTCCACAAGAGTGGCACCAAGTCGACGTTGCACACGCTGCGTCACTGGGCCGCCTCGTCCGGCATCGAGGTTGAAGACATTCGCGTTGTGCAGGAATTCATGGGCCACGCCAATCCCGCCACCACTGCGGTCTACACCGCAGTGCAACCCAAGCGGATCGCGGCGATGGTCAACAGCTTCCGAGCACTGAACCTCACCCCGCTCGACCGGCCAGATCCATTCCGGGCCGTGGCATAGAAAGGTTAGGATTGAACCGTGATCACGTTATTGGCCATCGTTGGCGCCGCGATTCTTGTCGGCACTGCGCTTGGACGGCGTAAGCGATAGACCCAGGGGAGAGAAGGGGGCGCCCCCCACCCTCCCGATGAAAGGCAAGACCATGAATGCAGCTATCCGTGATGTCGTGATTGCGGTTGTCGCGTCGGCGGCGGTGTTCGGTGCCGCCATCTATCCGGGCGTGCAGGACATCATCGCGAACCTGACCAGTTCCGTCTTCGGCAGCGACAACTAACGGTGACTGATTTCGCAGTCGGTGACCGCGTGGTGGTCAACGAGAGATATCGCGGTGCGGGATGCAACCACGGGGCGATCGGTTTCTATGGCCACGTAGCCGCTATCGAGCCGTCAAACGACCGCTGGGGCCCTTGGGTCAAGGTCTCGTTTCTGGGGCACATCAGTGGGCCGTCGGTAGCCGAATATAGCTACTACATAGCGCACGGGGACAACAAGCCGTTCCCCTGCTATGCGTTCGAGCTGGACCACGCAGACTAGCCCCCCCAAGTGCCGGCTATCGGGGGCTGAAACGCCGAAAAGCCCGGCAGCCACGGGGAAGTTGGCTGCCGGGACGGCATGAAGGTTGGAATGTTTTCAGCAGTATCCGCACACGAGGATCACCGCGGCACTCAGTTCGAGCAGGCCAAGCATGGCCAGGTACGCGGCGACGACAACCAGCAGTTCTTCCTGCGGGACCGCGATGTGCCGCCGGTGCGTGGGCGTCATTTCCCGCAAGTCAGCTCGGGCAACGGATGGGCTCGCCGTTCCTGGTCCAGCTGCTCCTGCCGCTGATTCACAGCGTCGATCTGCTGGTCGAGCTGCACGGCCTGAGTAGCCAGATACAACCGGCGAACCTGGTCGCTGTCACCAACGAGGATCAGGTCGGTGTTGATCTTGGTGCGCGTCGCCAGCAGATGGCGTTGTTGCAGCGACAGGCTATTGTCCTCGTTGATCATGGCCACGTTGCCCTTCAGCGCTCCGCCGTAATCACGGAAACACGACAGCACTGATTGCGCGAAGTTCTGCTGATTTACCGTCACCGCGGCCACGCCGAGGACCGCGATCGCCCCGGCAACCCAGCGGCGGTTCACGTTGCCGACGCGGCGCCGATGACCTCCGGGCAGCGGGTCGCGCCAATCCTTCAACCGGCACTGCGTCCAGGCGACGCATTGTCCGAGGAAAAACCCGAACACGGTTCCGCCGATGGTGCCCCACGACGCGAGCTGGTGATGCAGTTCAGTCATCATCGGTCAAACCCTCCGGGGCGCCAGTTGCGCCGTTGCCTGCCCGGCGGGCAGCGCCGAGCGCGGTCACGGCTGTGTCTTTCGCGCCAGCCGCTTTGGCGTCGGCCTGCTCGGCTTTGGCATCAGCGCGCTCAGCCTTGACGCCCGCCCGATCGGCTTTGTCCTCGGCGCGAGTCGCCGTCTCGGCGGTCACCTGCTCCTCTTTCCCAGATGCCCGGGAGACTGCGTTGAACCAGTAGCCGAACGCAACCGGAACCGAAGCCGCCAGCTGCGTCGGAGGGGGACCAAACACTGACCACGCCAGGTAGGTGATGAACACGGAGCCGAGGACTGTGGTGGAGAGGCGAACGTTAGAGTCGCTGAACCATCGCGACGCGGCGCGGCGCGCCGCAGCTGCCGCCATCATGCGGAAGGCTGCCCCACGGTGTCTTGGTCGAACCAGTGCTGGTTCTCCACGAGGATGGTCAACACGGCTGTCAGCGCGCCGATCCCGATCGTCAGCCAGTGCTGATATTCCGCGGGCAGCAGGTGCTGCAGCGCCCCGATATCCGGTGCCGTCAGGAGGCCGAGGGTGGTGCCGATGAGCACGATGAGTCCCTTGTAGTAGCGGGCTATCTTCTGCAGCAACGTAACTGGGCCGTCGGTGATCTTGACGACCTCGCCGGGCACCTGGGCCACGGTGACTTGCGGGGCGGCGACCAGCGTTGCCACAGTTTGGGTGTCGGCATGCGGGATCGGGCGAACTCGAATTGCCATTGAAATTTTCCTCTCTGGTGTGACGCGCCGCCGGTCAGCGGCGGAAGCCGGCCATGATGTCGCAAGCGACCTGGACGCCCGATCGGCCGCCGAACTCGGGCTTGGGGGCGTAGTAGTCGCCGTGGACCTGAATGCCGGGCAGCGCACCGAGGAGCCCAAGTAGCGCCGGCAAGTTCGTCAGAACGCCCTGGATGGTGAGGAACTGGATCAGCTTCGGGTCGGGCTGCTCGTTGCTTGCGGTGATGCCGCCGAGTAGTGACCCGATCTGGTCGATCGGCAGCCCGCTCTGCGTGGCGAGGATGCCGGCGGCCAGCGGGTTGCCGAGCCCGGCGAGCCCACCGAGGAACGGGGCGACGATGTTCAGGATCGCCGGGATGATGATCTGGCCGGTGTAGACCATGAACCCGAGGCTGGTGTTGGCCTTGACGAACCACTCGTAGAACATCGGCCGGATGTTGTCGCTGGCCTCGGCGTAGAAGTCCGGCGTCGGGCTCTCGTTGGTGATGTCGTGCGTCAACGCGGTCACCCAGTCGGCCGGGACATACACCAGCCGGGCTATGCCGGTGCCCGGCTTGGAGGGGTCGCCGACCATCAGCAGCCCGTTGATGCGGTCGCGGATCAGCTCGTACTTGCCGCCGGGCCCGAACAGCCGTTGCACCGAGCGTTTCATCCCGTCCGCCGACTGGCTGTAGGCGGCGAACCAGAGTTCGACGTCGACGACCGCGTTCGGGTCCGCGGTGCGCGCGGCCATCGCGCGCTGCACATCGGGGTTGTTGTCGAGCAGCCGCTCGAGCTCGACGTCCAGGTCGGCGATGATGTCGTTGTAGCTGTTGGCCGGGTCACCACCCATCAGACCGAGGTAGCCGCCGATCGGGTAGCCGACCGGCTGGTGGTTGAAGTGCAGGACGTTCTTGGCCCACTCGCCTATGTCGAACGGCGGACCGATCGACCACGGCGCGCCCGAGCCGGGCGCGGAGTAGATCCAGATCGGCCGGTACAGGTAGACGATGTGCAGGTCAGCGAGATCCTGATCGGACACGACGCCGGTCGGGATCTGGTTCGTGCGGCGCTGGTATTCCTCCTGCCACGCCTGCGCGCGCGGCCCGAACACGTTGGTGTCCGTCGGCAGCGGACCCATCAGCCGCGTGTACAGGCCGCCGAACATGGCGTTCATCACCTGGCGCCAACGCAACACGGTGTCGTTGGCGTCACCCAGCCGCAGCGACATCAGGACGCCGCCGTCGTCTGTGCGTGCTCGGCGTCCAGCCATTCTTGGATCTGCGCCTTGGCCGCCGTCACCGCGGCGTCGGCCACCTTCGACAGGATGGCCTTGGCTAACTTGGCGTCGAACTGCCGGTCGGGCCACTTCGCTGGATCATCGGCGGCGCCCGCGACTTCCATCAGCAGCGCGGTCGCAGTGGGGTCGCCGTAGGTGACTGCGAGACGTTCCACGAGTACCACGTGGATGTTGCCGTCAGCTGACCAGGCGAAGCCGGCGCAGGTGTTGACGTCGCCCTCGCCGAGATGGCGCAGCGGCGATAACGATGGCCGACGGATGTCGGCGATCTGCTGAAGCAAATTGCGGTCGTCGTCAGTGAACATGTCGTCCTCTCCGGTGGTGGTTAGGGTCAGCAGCGCATCGCCTTGTGCGAGTGCGCGATTCCAGTTGGCGGTCCGCACGTCGAGGCCGTTGTAGCCGCCGTTGATCGCCTCCGTGACGCCGTTGATATCGCCCTCGTCGCACAGCTGGTTGATCTGTGGGCGCTGCACGGTCCAGTACCAGGCCGCGCCGACGCCTGCCCACTGCATGTCAGCCAGCGAAGTGGGGTCGTCGACGAACTGGTTGGGGTCGCTGATCAAGCCCTGCGCGGCCGCCCACTGCCCGAACGCCGCATAGTTGGACTGCCAGGTGATCTGGATCCAGGTCCGGCCTTTGTAGGCGTCCCCGGTCGGGCCGTCGCCGTATTCCTCGGTGGTGTTGTAGTTGTCAGACTCTTCCTGGGTTTGCGCGATGAACATCGCGATCCGATTGACGGTCGTGCATTGCGCCAGCGCGAGGCCTTCGGAGAGCGTCGGCAGGATCTCAGCTGCTTTGCCAGCGCCGAGCCCCGTCGCGGCCGCCAGCACCGTTGCCGCGTCGAGAGTTTGTCCCTGCTTGCTGGCCTTGAACTTGCTGGTTCCGTCTGCGTTGATGAACTTGTCGGCGAACTCCTGCGTCAACGGATTCTGATAGGTGTTGTACCCCATCTGGAAGTGCATCGAGTCGTGCGGGCTGTCCCAATCGTTGCCCCACCAGATCATCTGCACACCCTGATAGGTGTAGTAGGCCAACAACTCTCGGACCCGTGGTTCTTCAGGTCCGCCGACGATAGCCGACCACTGCCAACCCGCCGCCGGGTCCGGAACTTGCGGCCCCATCGGGTGATCGTTCCAGTTCAGGTCCATCGCGGTTCCGCCGAGATGGTTGCTGGTGGCGACGGAATTCGTTGGCGTCCAACCACCCTCGTCGCTGTAGCCTGCACCGTTGTTCAGTGACTCGACGTACCAGTTGATGTCGGCGGCGAACGCTTTCATGATCAGGTTCGGCAGCCCGCGTTGCAGCGGGATGTTGGCCTGCGTGCCAGGTATCGGATTGGTGTCGCAGTCGCTGTATCCGCAGGAAGGCCAACCGTTTTCGGTGATCATTTTAGTCGGTCCCTTCGTTCGGGATCTGGTTCACGGTTCCGGCGGCCAGCGCGGCTAGGTAGCCGCGCAACGCGATCGCGTAGCGCCCGGTGCCGACCAGGTGTACGAAAGCCGGTGCGGTGCCGTTGTTTTGGGCCATATCGAACAGGATGGCGTGCACACCGTAGTGACAGTTGTCACAGACCTCTACGAGGTTCGCCGCGATGGTCTGGCCGCCGCAAGTGCGGGGCAGCACGTGGTGCCAGACGTGGCGCAGCGGTTTCGGACGGTGTGCCTTCTGGGCCGCGCAGACGGACGCGGTGCCCACGGCGTCCAGGTGCTCGCAGATCATCGGGTGCTCATCCATCAGACCGCGATTCCGTGCTCGGCCGCCCAGACGGCCAGGGCGTTCGCAGCCGTGGCCTCGACTTTGGTGTGCTGGTGTGCGTGGTCGATCCAGGCTTTGACAGCAGCGACGGGGAAGTCAGTGAGCGGATCCGCAGCCGGCGGCGCCGCGGGGGGTGCTGTCGAGGGGATGTCGAGTGCAGCGAGCAGCTTCGCGCCGTCAGGGACGCCGAACCCTGTCGTCTCATCCCGGCCCGGGCCCGCGCGGAATTTGCCGTTGCTCCCGGCGGTGACGTCGAACATGGCGGTCGGGTTGGTTGTGACTAGGTCCATGAAGTCGAACGGCTTGCCGCCGTTGGCTTCCCACAGCAGGGCATGCAGCCCGAGCATCAGCGGCGCCACGGCGCTGGTGCCCCCGATCACGGTGCCTTGCCCGTCGACCATCACCTCGTAGCCGGTGTCGGGATCGGCGTTGCCGGCGATGTCCGGGACGTCGCGGCCCGGGAAGTGCTTCGACACCCCGCCGCCGGTCGCCGACTGGGTGGGGTTGTCGTTCCACACCGTCTCGCTGGCGCGTTCCCCGCTCGCTGTGAGCACTAGACGGGTGCCACCGCAGCCGATGGCGTCGGGTGCACTCGCGGGGAAGTCGACGATGGGTTTGCCGGTACCGTCGTCGGCTCCGGTATCACCGGCCGCGACGAAGACGGGGACACCGGCGGCGCGGAGTGCGCTGACTTCGGCGGCGAAAGCGGTGAGAGATGCGTTGTCCCAGCTATTTTCGGGTGCGCCCCAGGAGATGCTGATTCCATGGCAGCCGTCGGCGCGAGCTTGTTTGACGGCGGCGAGGAACCCGTCGTTGGTGTTGGGCGCGAAGTAGACGCGGATGGTGGCGGCGGGTGCGATAGCGCCGAGGACGATCATGTCGAGCTGCACTTCACCGTCGGCGCCCTCCGGTCCGTCGGGCTTGTTGCTGCCACCCGCCACGGGCACCGCGACGAAAGCGGGTATCGGCAGATTGTTGTCGGTGAAGTACTTGTCCACCTCGGTCTGCTTGAAGCCCCCGCCAAGCTCGATGATCCCCGCGACGTAGCCGCGTCCGGTCCTAGTGTCGAACGGGTAGTGATAGGCATTCCCGACACGCCGCGGGCTGCGAGCCGTGGGCTGAGTGGTGTGTGGGCGCCGGATGTTGACGCGGAGCTGGGTCATCGGTCGAGTGGCCTTTCTGTTGCATGAAAAAGCCCGCTGGGGTTCTCACCCAGCGGGCTGTGAGATCGTTTGCAGCGCCTCAGCTTTTCTTCGGCGCCGCCGTGGACGTCCACTTGCCGGGTGCCCAATCTTCGACGTCAGCGTTGCTGGCCCAGTGCCCGCCGTTGACTGGGTTCATCACTCCCCACCGGTCGTCGCCGGCGCGCACGGCGACGGAACCGAACAGCGGATCCTTGGGGTCGCGGCACTGCCGGACTTCGGGGGCGGTCTTACTCGTTCGGCTTGCCATCTTCATCTCCTCGGGTTGGCGGTTTGGATGCTGGGGCGACGAACTGTGTCGCGTAGCGTTCGTGGTCCATCGCGGTCAGGTGCGTGCCGTCGACCACGATCCAGGCGCCCGGGTTGCCTACCGGCCGGTCGACCGCGTTGGGATGCAGCGGGGCGATCCAGGCCTGCACCTCGCCGCCGTCGGGCTTGAGAATTTCGATGCGCACGTTCCGCGACAGATCAGCCTCGACGGCATCCCACAGCCCCTCGGCGATCTTGCGGATCTGGGCGAGGAACTGCTTCTTGCCGACGGGCACCTGGAAGCTTTGCGGGCCGACGACCTCGTGCACCCGTCGGGCGGTGGTGAATCCAGACAGCTCTGCCATGTCGTTCCTTTCCTAAACTCCGGTGAGCGAACGCATCCGCACGCTGGCCGAAACGCCTGACCCTTGATTGTCGATCCCAAACCCGATTTGATTCGGCGTGACGAACGTAGTTCGGGCTTCGCTGTAGAAAGTCATGTAGTCGACGCCATTGAGCGAATACTCGTAATACCGGTTGGTGCCGTCGTCGCGGATTTGCCACAGTACGGGCCACGGGCAGCCCGGAATTTCGTACACGGGTAAACGATAAGCCACCGCTGCCACAGCGGTGGGGGACGTGTATTGAACGACCTCCATAGCCGCGTAATAACCTGATGCGTTGTAATAAGCCGCGCCGAATTTGATGAGCTTTCCCGACGCAGAGTCTCGGAGAATGACACCGCCGCCCCAGTAAGTGCTGTTCGCCGCGATCCCGCCCGCAACTTCTATTTCCAGTTGCGCCTTGTAATTGCTTGTGGCAGCCAGAGATTTATACGCCGCGCGCAGATTAGCTCCGGCCACGCTGGGAGCGGTGATCAGTAGCGCGTCTCGGTCGGCCGCGAATGTCGCTGTCCCGAGTGTGCTGGTTGAGAACCCGGACGACGCACCCGGCGAAGTCAGCACGTTGAGGACGCCGCCCCAGACGTTCTCCCACGCCGACCCGTTGTCGCGGTCCTCCCGCCCACAGTCACCGGAGGCGTAGCGCCGCCCCTTGGTCCCCGCAGTCGGGCGCCCGCTGAAGGGATACGACGCGGGCGCCGGTGGATTGTCCTGGTAGGTGACCGTCTTGACCTGCGGCGGATATTTGCTGCTCGAATTATCCATGCGAGCGCCCAAGTATCTTTGACCCGCTCCAATTTGCGATGTGTGGGAGGTATCGCTATACGTGAGTACTGGTGTTCCGTTATACAAAATTTGTAACGCATACGGACTGGCCGAGCCCGGGTCTCCTGCGATGATTCTGAACTTACCGCCAGTCGCTATCGAGGAAAGTGCGCCGACCGCCGTATTGGCGAACGTATGATTTACCCCTGATACGACACAACCGAGAGTTCCCTGCACGGAGGGGCTCCCGTATTGGATTGCGAAATAACCATAGGTATTTCTGGACGAATTACTTCTAAAAATGAGAAATAAGGTTTGGCCACCGTAAAGTAAATCTTTGAGATTCCCGAGTGTGTAGTCCGCAACCTGATAGTCGCTCACTGTTTGTGTCGGAAATAGCTCTGTATCGGACCCTGAGACTCCGCCTTGAAGCGCCATTTCCCCCGACGTGACACCCATGTAGCCGGCACCCGAGCCGGTGCCTGGTGTCATCAACGCGACTGGGCTGCCCATGTTGTTCTGGTTGGCCACCGAGGTGAAGTCCACGGTGACGTTGACGTTGCCGGTCGTCGCCGGCGACACATTAAACACCGCGTTAAACGCCGATTGCTGCTGGGCGAGCTGCGCTGCAGCGGCGGCCTGAGCTGCGGCAGATGCCGAGTAAGCGCTGTTGGTGGCCGACTGCCCGAAGATCCCCGAAAGCCCTTGGAGGTACTGCGGCGCGCCGCCGAACAGCGTCGCGATATTGGCTTCCGCTGTCGCCACGTCCGACGCCGCGCCAGACGCCACGCCGGCCGCCGCGTTGTTCACGCCACTGACGAGCCCTTGCGCGTTCGCCGCCGCCCCTGAAACAGCGGTGCCCACTGCGGCGGCCGTGGACTGCCCGGCGTTGCTGATCATGGCATTAATGTCCGACGTCATCCCCGGCAGCCCAGTGACGAACGCCTGCGCAAACACCCCCGTCGTGATCTTCGACGCATCCATGCCGGGGATGTTGGCTGCGGCCAGCACACCGCTGACTGCGGATGCGACGATCGAACTCGCCGTGGTGAGTATTGAGGCCGGCAACCGCGCGAGGTCAATGGTGCCGGTCGTGATCTTCGTCCCGTCGAGGCCTGGAATGTTCGCGGCTGCGAGGACGCCGGTGACTACGGCGGCCGCGATACTGCTGGCGGTGGTGAGCACACTCGCCGGCAGACGCGCCAAATCGACGGTGCCCGTGCCGATTTTCGACCCGTCCAGTGCGGGAATATTGGATCCGGCCAGCACTCCGGTGATCGCCGATGCCGCGACACTCGACGCCGTCGTCAACACCGATGCGGGCAGCCGGGCAACGTCAATCGTCCCTGTCAGGGCGGCGGCCGCGATCGAGCTCGCTGTCGTCAACAGGCTGGACGGCAGACGGGCCAGGTCGACGGTGCCTGACCCGATCTTGGAGCCGTCGAGGGACGGGATGTTCGAGGCGTCGAGTAGCCCGCTGATCGCCGCCGCCGCGATAGTGGACGCAGTCGTCAACACGCTGGCCGGTAGCCGCGCCAAATCCAGCGTTCCGGTCGCCACCTTCGACGCATCCAGGCCCGGGATGTTGGCGCCCGACAGCACACCCGAAACCTGATTCGCCGGGATACCCGAAAGCCAGCCGATCAAGGTCCGCAGCTCCCCACCCAAGGCCGCGATGTCTGCCTGCCCCGTCGCCGCCAGGAAGTTCGCCCAATTCTCCGACGTCACGGTGATCGCCGCCCCGAGGTCCACCCACCCGGCAGCGACCTCTTCCACCGTCGGGAATCCCACATCCTGCCCCGACACCAACTGCAACAGCTTGCGGATCGGCGCGAAAATCTCCTGAACCGCCAACAGCACGGGGTCGGTGCCGGTGTAGGTGCCGAGGATCGCTTCCAGCAGCTCCACCAGCTCGCCTATCACCGGCAGGCTCTCAATGAAATCGGTCAGCAGTCCCGGAAGGTCCTCGGGCCCATCGACATCGTTCGGGTCGGCGTTGGCGATGAAGGACATAAACGCAGCCCAGATACGGGTGATGATCCCGAACGGAGTCAAGTCCGACAGAATGATGCCGCCTGTCGACACATTGAATATCGACGGCATCCGCTCGCCGGCCAAATTGCGCATCTGTGCCGCCGACTGGTCCTGTAACCTGGCCGCCAGCGTTTCGAGGGTCAGCGCACCGGCGGGAAGGTTCGGCACACCGAACGGAACTGTCACCGGCGCACCGCCCGAGCATGTGCGGGGATCCGCTTGGGCGGTGAGGGGGCCTCGGCGGTGCGCGCCACAAACGGCTCGGCCTCGGTGTGCCGCGGCGGCTCAGGAAGCTTGATCGACTCCTGGCGCACACCGTCAGTGATCCACGCCGGCGCATGGACCGCATCGGGATCATAGTGCTCGGTTTGGCGGACGCCGAGCGCGACAAGCTGGGCGGCCAGGTCGCCAACAACTGGTTGCAGCACGTGGATAGGCATCTCCGTAGCCGTCAACAACGCTGAGGCCAGAGCACCCCCGAGGGATTTGGTTTGCGCGTCGATATCGTCGATGGCGGGGATTTTCTTCGGAATGAATTCGTGTTCGATGACTTTGTCGGCCAACGCTTTCGCCGACTCCGGCGTGAGACCGCCGCTCTGGCCGGCGCCCATTGTTTCGTCGTTCACCACAGTCCGATCTCCTGAAATCCTGTCATCGCCCTGCCGATCAGGTACGCCATGTATTCGAGCGCGTCGACCTTGCGGCGGGTGTCAGCGAATTTCGCTTGAACATCGACGCCCTTCCCGTCGCCCCAGTCGATGTCGATGTTCTGGCAGCGGCGGACGAACACCCGGGGCATCAGGTATTTCGACGTGCCGCCGACGCGGTCACCGAGCCACCAATGCCCAAAGCCGTTATCGCCGATCAGCCACGGCAGCGCGTTGGCCACGGTCAAGGTGAAGTCAAGGTTGGGGTCTGTTTCGCGGCGCCGCGCCCGAAGATCCATCACGCTGGCGGCGGTGAACGCCTGCGTCACGTTCGTCGAGACGGTCTCAAGGTAGTGGCCCCAGCCCTGCTGGGACACCCGTTGGAGCAGCGGCACGCTGATGTGGGCCAGGATCGAGTCGCGGTAGATCGGGTTGAGGAAGCTGTCGAGCGCGCCACCCAACGATCCAACACTGATATTCACGCCGAACGCGGCACTGAGGTTGTCCCCCAACACATCACCGCCATACTGGACGGCCGCCGAGATCAGCTCATTGACGCCGGGCATTGACTGACCGCCGACGGTGATGCGGCCCGGGCCGCCCGGAGACCGGGAGAACTCCGACGTCTGGATCCCGGTGATGTCGCCATCCTTATACACCACATACGGATGCACCGGCAGGGTGCCGAGAATGCCGGGCAGCCGGTAGTACCGTTCGTCGATCGTTTCGCCGGTGAACAGATCGTAGGAATCCTCAACATGATTCGACAGAACATCGGCGATGGTGCGCGTCAGGCCGAGCAGCAGGTTCCCGCCAATCGAGGTGCCTGTACGGAATCCTGACTTGTCTACGATCCCAACGAACAGGGTGCCGTTGCGCCAGCCGGTGCCCGCACCCGGCCACGGCTCCGGGTCACCGACGAACCACCGCTGCACATCCCACTGCAGCTCAGCGTCTTCCAGGATCGGCGCCGCCACATCGAAGATCGACGTTTTGATGCTTCCGACCAGCAGCGTAAACGGTGCCACCGAGTCACCGAGAAAGCTTGGCTTGACCACGATCTGCGACTGCTCCCAGATAGGCGCGAACGAGTCGAGGATCCCCTCAATGGTCCAATGAGCAGGGTCCAGCAGGTTGAGCAGCACCTCGATGGTGATCCTGGCCAGGTTCAGGCGCAACAGGTTCGCCGCCAAAGTCAACAGGATCGCTTGGTCGGCTTGCAGCAGCAGCATCCACGCCTTCGGCAGCTGGATCAGCGACAACGGCAAGAACGGATTGCCCGCTGTGTGAACGTATTTCAGCTCTTCAATGTCGTCGAGGAAATCGACAACAACTTCGTCGCCTTTCTCGTCGCGCACAACTGTGACACCGTTTTTTGGTTTCATCCGGCCGCAGATCCGGGCGCCCATCATCTCAACCCGGATGTGGATATTGCTCGTTCCGCGGCCTTCCTGGTCGAGCGCCCAGAACGCCGCCCAGGTGCGGCGCGGGTCGTCCAGGTCGATCGGCAGCCGCAACTTGAGGCTGCCGGTCTCGTTGACGATGATGCTCACCGAGCCGCCGATCTCGCCGGCCACGGTGCCCCGGTACACAAAGTTGCCGTCGTAGAGCATGATTCGGGGCGGGTCGTAGGCGCGTTCGATGCGGTAAGCGCGCAGCTCGCGCGCCCACGCGTTGAAGTCGTCGTGGTCGGTGCCGGTGAACGGTTCGCCGAACGCCGCGGTCATCAGTCCCGCCACACCGCGAGATAGAACGGAGGATCATACGGACCGAATGGTGTCGACCCCGACTCAACGTCAACCACCACCTCCGCAACCGCGCTCACGCCTCAAGCCCACTTTCCGCCGACCAGAAACGGCGTTGCCGCAGAGTCGCTGCCGCACCCACCCCGCCGTTGCAGACAACCGGCACCAGGACCGGATCATCCTCGGTGCCGGTGTACGGCGGAACCGGGTACACCGGCTCGACCCCGTTGAAAAGCCCTGCAGCGTTGGATAAGTCGGCGTTGACATAGGTGTCCATAAGCGGGTTGGACATCACAGACAACAGCTGGGTCAGCGGCGGGGTGGTGATCATCCGGGCCGCATCCGCACCGGCCGGGCGGCCCCACTTTCGTTCCTGACCAAACCCGAAGTCGGGGAACTGCCAAGTGTAGGCGGGGTCAAAATCCCATTCCAGCCACAAGTTCTGATCAGTCGGATTCCACACTTCAAACCAGCCGGTGTTCACCTGATACCCACCGCTGACGTTCGCCCCCGACCCGGTCAGTGTGCCCGCGATAGTGAAAACCAGTTTCCAGTTTGCCGAGGTTTTGGTGACGGTGACGTTGCCCGCACCCACCGACGGCAGAGCCTCCACCGCGGCCTGCACCGTAGCCGCGTTCGCGTCCACCGCGAGCCCCGGCGTCGTGCTGGCGCCGAAAGTCAGGGTGAAGGGGTCGCTGCCGGAGGCCGTAACGGTGAACGTTCCGCCGGGGTTGGTCCACGTCTGGACATCCTCGGCGGCCTCGAACATCGGGTTGATCGCTATCGCCACCACGACGGCGTGATAGACGGCGTTGATATCGGCGTCGAATCCTTCCTCGGTGGTGTAGCTGATCTCCTTGTCCAGGCGCACCGTCAGCGACCGCGCACCAGAGGGCCCGTCGTAGGTGTAGAGGACCTTCCGGAAGTTGCCCGGCGTGCCCCACAGCCGCTGGAATCGGGGCCGTGAGGCTGGTGTCAGCCAGAACGGCAGCGTCAGCTCCCGGATCGGCACTTGCTGGCCGACAACCCGACCGCCGTACTCGAACGCGCCGGACTGCTTGCGTAGCTGAAACCCGGTGTCGTACATACCCTTCGGGTCGGTATCAAGAACGATGTCGTCAAGCAGGAAGTCATCGTTGGGCGCGGACACCACAACCGAGTCGCCATTGTCCGACGCCAACGTGATTGTCGCGACGCCCATCAGAACTTGTCCAGCTTCGCCGCAGCCCGCTCACGCTCTCGGCGCTGCGCCTGAAGGAAGGCGTCCTCAACGGTTGCGGTCCGAATGTTGTACACGGGTCCCGAGCCCGGTGGCCTGCCCCCTCCGGCCCCCTGCACACCATCCGGCAGCCCACCCGCCCCCGCCGGGGAAACTACCGGACGCAGCGACGCCGGGATCGCACCGCCGCCGCTACCTTGTCCGCCAAACGATATGCCGCCAACGAACTTTGAGATGCCCTGTAACCACTGCGGCGAATTCGAGACACCGAACGCGCCGAGCGCCGATGACACCTGGCCGCCGACCGCAGCGCTCGCAGCGTTCCCAAACAGACTGAGGTCGCTGCCGCCGCTGGTCGTACCGATTCCACCGCCGAGACCGCTCAGCGCAAAGCCGGCCATGCCGCTGAGCGACGTCGGAATCGAGAACCCACCCGAACCGCCTGGCGACCCACTTGCCCCCGCGGGGGCGGGTTGACTGGCGGGGGAAGCCGCGGCAGGCATTCCGGCAGGTGTCACCGCCGGCGTCTGCGGTCCTGTAGTTGGTCCTTCGCCGAAGGCTATGGGCAGGAACATGTGGTGATCGAATTCGGGGTCGCCGCCACCGTGGGCCTTGGCCCCGAGGGTGAACACCGAGTTTTGGCCTCCCGCTTCGGCGTGGGTGCCATCCGACAGGGTCATGGCCATATGGCCGTCGTTCGGGTTGGGACCGCGGTCATACCAGCCGACAGTGATTGACCCGGCGCCGCCGGTGCCTGGGTGGAAGCCGAGGGCGGACAGCCACGCCTCGGCGTTCTTCGTCGTCATCAGCCCGCCGCCGGAATCCCGGCCGAGCGCCCGCAGAATGACGCGCGCCACCATCCCTGAGCAGTCCGTGCGAGTGCTCTGGTTGTACGGGGTGCCGGCAAATGCCTCCGCCGCCACGACGTCAGGTTGCCCCACCTGACCGCCGGTCGCGAACCGTGGCAGGCTCTTGATCCAATCCCACAGCGGCACACCAGCATTCACCGCCTCCAAAAGCGGTCGGTTCTTCCGCGTGTCCTCGGCGTTCGTCAACCACTCACCGTTAGAGGCGCGGACAATAATCGAATCCGACGTACCCGAGCCCGGGCCTGTGATGGAGCCGCCCCCTGCGTGCCCGGGCATCATCCCCGGAATCTGATTAAGCCACGACGGCGCTTTCGAAGTAGGCGGAATCGGCGGCGGCGCAACAATACCCGGCCGCGGCGTCCCATCAGGATTCGTCGGCGCGTTCGTCCCGCCCGTCGGGGAGTTGGGTCGGATCGGTAGCTGGTCGAGCAGGTTCGTGCCCGGGGCGAGGACGTTGACCCAGTCCTTCGGATTGAAGCCCTGTAAACCCTTGAGCTGGTTGACAATGTTGTTCAGGTGCGTGTCGAAGCCAGGCATCAGCGTGTCGAGGGTGGTAAACACCGCCGCCAGAGGGCCCGCAGCTGCGCTGATCACACTGAGGCCGCCAGCAATCTTGCCCGAGTTGTTGGTCAGACCGAGGAAGTTCGTTGTGGTGTCGCTGATATTGCCCTTCAGAGACGCATACACGTCCTGAATCTCTTTGGTTTTGGTGCCAATTGGGTCCAGCGCGGCCGCTACACCGCTCTGCCCGACATCCCGCAACGCGTTCTGAATACCGGTGATGGCCCCGGCCGCATCATGGCCCTTGATGTTGTCGAGCGCGTCGCGCACGTGGCCGACAGCATCGACGACGGGCTGGGCCTCATCCCGAATATTGCGCAGCGCTTCACCGACTGGGCTGTCACCAACCGCCTGCCCGATTTTCTCGCCGATGGCCCGCCCGATCTCCTGCCCGGCCTGCTCCCCGAGGCCCCTCAGCTCTGGGTTGTTGTTGATCTCACGCAGGCCGTCACGCAGACTCTGGCCGATGTCGCGAACCTTGTCGCGGACCTTCCCCTTGTCGATCGGCACCAAATCAATCGGGCTCGATTTCGCCTCTTGCCCAGCCTGTTTGATGACCTCCTTGGTCTGCTCGCGGACCTTACCGCCGTCGATCTTCGTTTCGACCGGAATTTCAACTGGCGCCTTCTTCACCGCGTCGGTGATGTTCTTGTCGAACTTCTTCCGCCCGACCGAACCTTTGTCCGGAAACTTCGGTTCGATCGTGACGGGCACAACCTGGCCGGCGATCTGCTTGTTGATCGCGTCCGTCACGCCCTTCAGTGAGGGGATGATCTGCAAAACCGCGTATCCGATAGAAGTGTCCGTCATCGCTCAACCCCCCTTCCGTCGTTGGGCTCTGTCGCGTTTGCGCTGCTGATATCTGGCCTTGAGTGCCGCCATGGCGGCGACCTTGGCTTTGGTTGTCGTCGCGGCGCGTAGCGGGTGGTCAAACCCTTTCGGCAGCGCGTCCTTCTTCCCCGTGGCCGCCCACACTGTCGCTACCCACAGATCAGCAAGCAGGTGATCGGTGAGCGTCCATACCGGCGAACCGTCATTCATGGACTGGGCGGTCGCAGATTTGGCGTCAAGCCCTTCGATCAGGACGGTTAAACGCCGCGGCGACAGTCGGCCGCGGTAGAAGTCGAGGAGATCGACGCCGTATCGGTGGAGTAGATCGGCCTCTATTGCGGAGCCGTGCTCGTCGAGCTGCTCACAGAGGCCGACTAGTTTCCCCCGGTAGCCTCCGTCAGCTTCTTGCCCAGTTCGTCGATGTCGCGCGAACCGGCGCCGGCGGCCGTCAACGCCTTCCACTGTTCCTCGCCGAGCAGAGCTTTGGTGCAGGCGTAGTTGTCGCCGTCGAGGGCGGCGTCGATCGCGGCGATGGGAATGTTGCCGACTGGGATTCGCAGCTTGAGGCCGCACTGCTCGATGACCACGAAATCGTCTGCGGCTTCGGCTTCGCGGGCTTTGGCCGCAGGCGACTTCCTTGGCTTCTTGTTGGGGGTGGGCACGGATGTCATGCTCAGGCAACCGTGACGTTGCCGCCGGTACCGGTCGCCGACACACCGGTCACCGGGGCGGTGAACGTGGCGACGAGCGGCCCGCCAGTCGGGCCTACCACGGACACACCGTCATCAGGCAACGCGGTAACGGTCGACAGCGAGCGCAGCGCGGCCTGCAACGCGGCGGCCGTCTTCGTCCCGATCGACGAGGTTGTCACCCCGCCTACGGTGGCCGTGTACGCGGTGACACCGGAGTCGATCGTGAACGTCTTCACGACGTCATCCGACGTGTCGCCGATGACCTCGAAAACGTCACCGTTGGCGTCCTTGGTGTGATGCACCGCGATCTCAGCGAAGGCCAGCTCTCCCTGAACGATGCCGCCGTGCGACTTCAGCTCGAGCAGAGCCGGACGCAGCGACATCCACGCCATGCTCCTTTCCTCATCGACGTGGCGGTACAGCACGTAGCCCTGAATATCCTTCGGGGCGCCGATCTTGCCGGGCGCAGACCCGGGCAGCACGAACTTACGGGTCACCGAGTTCCACTCGAGCGCAGTGAAGCCCGATACGAGTTTGCCCTTGACGAACTTCACGCGGAACGTCGCATGCCCGAAGGCGTCGTACTCCTTGACCTCGCCGCTCGGGTCGAGCGGGACGCCCTTCTTGTCGTCGACCAGGCCGACTTCTTCCCAGCCGAGCTCGTCGAGATCGTCGTCGGGGTCCTCGGGCATCAGCGTGTCGATGTCGGCCACGTCGGATGCGAGCTTGAACCACACTTCGGCCTGGTCGGGGATGATGGTGGCGTCGGGATTGATGGTCTGCGCCATAGTGTTTCCCTCCTTCAAGGGCGTTTCTGCCCTTGCGGGCTCAAGAAACCCCGCCCAGGATTGGGTCGGGGTTGATCAGGTGCGCGCCGGTATGCGCGCTTACTGGGTGCGGGCGCGGGCCTGCACAATGACCGAGGCGAGATCGCCGCGGGTCGAATCGTCGCGGCCCTCCAAGATCCCCGAACATTCAGGCAAGATCGCTGCGATGCCGGGGATACGGCCGGACAGCAGCCGTCCTGTCGCGGCATTGATATAGGTGAGGTTTCTGCCCGATGTCCACGATGTCACGCGGGTCGACGATTGGGTGGCCGCCCGCTCTATCGGTCCGCCGTCATTGGCGACGACGAGCGCCGGCGGTTGCGAGAGATCCCAGTTTCCCGGAAGCTCCAAACACACCTGTAGCTCCGGGAAACGTTGCGCCAGATCACTTTTTAGGCACTCTTTGATGAGCATGGCCACGTCGACCGGTTCGTAGGTCACTTCTTGGCCTTGTTGGTGACGCGAGGCTTACGTGGTCGCCGGTTGCGCTGCACAATTTGTAGGCCCGCTGCGGTCGCCGCGCGACTGAGCACACCATCCTTGGCCTGCTGGTCAGCCGGAACCCGCACCGTCGCGCGGGCCCGGTCGGTGACCGTCTGCGTCACCTCCGCGTCCGGCCCCGCTTCCCCCGCAACGGCCGCGGCGATCCCAGCTATCTGTTTGGCGGCCATCACCTTGAGCACCTCGGCGCCGCCGGCCAGGTCAAGGTGAAACCCAAGATCGCTCTCAGTCATCCCTGCCCCCGGGAACAGGCCACCTCAAGACCGCCGCGGCCCTGCGTCTGCCAGTCGTTGACGACGATCTGGTACCGCTCGCCGCGGACAGTCAGCTCGTCGGTGCTATCGTCCAAATCTGTTCCGGGAGCGAAGTAGACGACGGCGCCGATGTCCTCACCCTCGCGGCCTCGGCTGACCCTTCTCTGCGAGCTGGGGGCCGGGTAGATACCCGGCGCCACCCCGAGCGCCAGCAACGGAGCGTCATCTCCGGGGACAATTTGGCCGTTCTCGTCGCGGCCGGCGCCGCGGTGCCGGATCACCTGCTCACTCATCAGGGGGCACTTTCCAGCCGGTATTGGTCCAGCAGTGATCGCTCCACAGCGCTGAACGCCGACCCGGCGGCCATCGCCTCTTCGTAGTACTGGAAGGGGCCGATGGCTTTGGGACGGCCACCGTCGGGCGTCAACGACGACCGGTCCACGAACGACAGCACCGCGGCGTTGAAGTCGTCGGTGTCGTCGAACCCGTGGTCCATCGTGACAACGATCGACCCGTAGTTCGCCGACCAGTAGCCAATCGACCCGTAGCCAATCGACCCGTAGTTCGCCGACCAGCAGCCACCGGAACGTTTACGCACCAGGCCGCGCGCCGACACGTACAGGTCGGTCGCCACATCGAGCGTGACACCGTTCTCCACGACGCTCGTCAGGTTGACGAGCCGCAGCGTCGGCAGCACCAGCAGCATCGACCCCGGGCCGTCCAGCGTCACCACGTCGCCTTCGACGAAATTGACGTTCCAACGGCAGTAACGCCGCGCGGCCGTCAGGCCAGCCGACAGCAGACGCTGCGTCTCCGCATCGTTCGCTGCCAGCCGGCCTGACGTGTACCGCTCGACGTCGGGCGGTGTCAGTTCGGCCATCAGGCCTTGTCGCCGGCCACCGGCTTCGGCGGTACCACCTTGTTGGGCGGGGCCGGAGCCTGCTTATTGGCCGGCGCCTTGGCCGCTTTGGCCTGCCCCGGCACATCCAAGCCGCGGGCCTTGGCATCTTCATCCGACAGCTGCAACGTGGTGGTCCGACCGTGGTAGCCGGTCTGCACTTCGTACTCGCGTAGCATCAGGCCACCGCCGTCTTGACGAACGCCGTCGGGCGGGTGACCGCGAACGCGACACGTTCCTCGGCCAAGATCGCCACCAGGTTCCGCACGAAGAAATCGGCGTGCGAATCCGTCATAGTCACCGACGTCTGCTCGCGGTCCCAGATGACGGCCTTGTTGAAGTCGCCAACCACAACATCGGTGTCGGGCATGATCTCCGAGTCGACCAGCGGCAGGCCCCACAAGGTGGAGATTCCGGTGTTGAACGGGCCTGCGTAGTAGAACCGCCCCATCTCGTCCTTGGTCAGCTCGATCTGCTCCTTGACCGCGGGCGACGCGAGGATCGCGTTAGGCTGAACCCGGCCGACGGTGCGGGCCTTGGTGATCCCCTTGCGGATCGAGGTGAAAATGTCCGTCACGAACGCCTGGATCTGAATCCCCGAGGTGTTCAGGATGCCGGTCTGATTCTCGCCGGTGCCGTCTCCGTTGAGGAACTGATTGTCCTCAGCTTCCTCGATATCGAGCGCCAGCTCGTCGTTGATCAGACCTTCCATCTGGGCAACATCGGCCAGCGCCCGCTTGGAGATGGGCACCCATTCGGCGATGGTCTTCACCGTCGCCTGCTTCACCTGGAACGCCCACGAACCCTCGGGCTTGTAGCCGCCACCGGCCGCGTTTACCAGCGCGCCACCGCCGTTCGGGGCGGTCGGGGGCGCCTCGGTCGTCGCCTCAGCCACCGGCGCCGCGGCGTTCGTGTGGCTGGTCTCGGCGACAAACTCCACGATGTCCGAGGTCGTCCGGCGCTTCGCGCACAGGTCGCGCAGCCGCAGCGGCCGACGGCCAAGCATCTCCACGATGTCGGTGCGGTCCGGGACGATAAACGCGCCCGTGCTGGTACGGGACAGGCCGGTGAACAACGACTTGAGCTGAATCGCATCCGATTGCACCTTCGCCCGGTCCGGGATGCGGTACTCGCCGCGGTCGTTCTTGAACTGGGCCATCATCGCCTTGAACGCCGGCGACTGGACCACGGTGGCCCCGAGGCTCAGCGACAGTTCAGCGTGACCACTCTTGGTCTCCGGCAACGCCAAGTCGCTGGCGAAACTCTCGGCGTCAGCGAGGATCGCCTCGTCGGCCTTCACCGCCTTGATGGCCTCCAAGATGTCTTTGGCGGCCTTCATTGCGGTGTCGTAGTCGACCTGCTCGTTGTCCTTGAAATCACGGTTCTCGGCCACAGCCGCATCCGTGATGTCGCGCGCCTTCTTGATCGCCGCGTCGGCGCGCTCCTTGAGCTGCAACAGTCGTGCAGACATGGTGAATCTCCTTTTTGATTCTTGGGCTTGTCAGATCGCGCTGGCGAGTTCCAGCTCGATCAACTCGAGCGCCGAGGTGGTGACGGACGACTTGCGGCTGGCCTCCACGGGCACCTTTTCGGGTGCTGGCTTCGACGGGCCGGATTCGCTGGCCTTTTCCTCGTCAGATGTGCTGTCGAGAACGGACAGGACGCGGCCGATAGCCTCGTGCGCCCTGCGTAGTTCGTCCTCGTTCTTGGCCGACAACACCCGGCCAGCTTTGACCTCCTGGGCGACGTGATCGCATATCGCTTTCACCGCCACCACCGAGGTGTCTTGATTCGCACCGAGTGGCACGAATGAGAACTCGTAGACCTTGAGTTCACGGAGCTCGTTTGCCCGCACACCGTTGTCGAGCTCGACCCCTGCTTGGTCGATGACGTCGTAGGCGAAGCTGAGCTGATTCAGCCTGCGGCCCTTGACAAGTCGGTAGACCTGCAAGCCCTTCGGATTCTTCAGATCAAACTCACCCTTGACCCACCAGCCGTGCTCGTCCTCGCCCATGTCTTGAGCGCCAGCCACGAAGTAATCAGGGTCGTCCATCCGGTGACCGTAGAGACCGGGCAGTGTGTTGCCCGAGTCCTTCCAGGTCTGGATGGTCTTCAGGAATGCACCCGGTGCCACGACGTCGCCATAGCTGTCCGGCTGCTTGATGAAAGTCGACGGGTAGACGATAAATTCGCCCTCTTCGAGCCCATCTTCAGGGCCGGCCTTGACCTGTCCAATGGGGATGTTCTTGGTCAGCATCGCTACTCCTCGTCGTCGAGTTGGTCAGTGGCCTCGTCGTCGGTCGGCTCGTCGTGGGTCGGCTCGTCGTCGGCGGGCACCGGGTTCTGGTCGCCGTTCTGGGTGAGGTTCAGCGGCATGATCAACTCGTCGCCGCCCTCGATCGGCGGCCGATTGTCCATCGCGCGGGCCTCGTTGCGGGTCAGCCACGGCCCGCCCACCGCCGCCTGCATCACCGCGGCACGGTCCTTGAAGTTGCCCGTCAGCTTCTCGCGAATGTTGAACTCGCTGTAAAACCGTTCAGGCTGAACGGGTTCCATCTCTGGAAGCAGCTGCAGGTCAATCTCGTCTTCGATTTGCTCCAGCAGCGGTCCGAGTGTGTCGGTGTACAGTATCGAGCGTTGCTCAGTGATGTTGGAAAACGTCGCACGGTCCAGGATGCCGACCATGGGCGGCGGGATGAAGTACGAACGCGCAACCTCTTCGTCGGTCAGTTTGCGGCCCTCAATGTACTGCAAGTCCTTCGCCGTCTGGCTGGCTTCCTGGAACTCCATGCCGTCTTCGAGGATCGGGGTTCCACCCGCCTGAGACGCATCAGCACCCGAATACTGCTGCTGCCAAGCAGTTTTGAACCGATCACGGGCCTCTGGGGACCACGGCGGCGCGGCAGCCGGACGCTTCAAGTAACCCGACAACCGGGCCCCGTTGCGCATCGTCTGATCACGCATCTCCGAGGCACTCCACTCCTCGCGCAAAATCTGCCGCAGCGACTCCAACGGCGAAACACCGATATCGAACACGCCGCCATATCCGCGTAGGTAGAACACGTCCTCAGCCGGGATCGGTTTGCCGTCCTGCGACAGCGGGCCCGCCACCATGAACTGGGTCGGCGACAATCCGGGGGTGTTGTAGTTGTCCGGACGCACCAGTCGCGGCGGCAAATGTTGCAGCCCAACAAGTTTCGACCCTTGGCGTATCTTGCGCCAATAGGCCACGTCGTAGATGCCGAGATCGTGCATCAGCGCCGACTTGAACCGATACGCCGTCATCTGCGGGTTCGGCCGGCCAAGCAGCTTCGCCAGCGGATGATCAGAGACCCGAGCCCGATCGGTGTCCGACTCACGCTCGTACACACCAAGCCCGAGCTGCGCGACGTTACGCGCAAGGAACGACACCGCGCGCCGCACCGAAGGCTGCAGGCGCCAAATCTCGAAATACTCCAACGACAGCAGCGGCGAAACGTCGATCCGCTGCTGGATCGGCGAATACCTTGACCACGGCGTCCCGATCGGGATCGGCATCCCGCCGCTGATCGTGAGCCCCATCAGGGCACCTGCACGTAGTCCACGTTCGCGGCGTCGATGACGATCTCACCGTCAGCCTGCGCCCACTCTGGACCATGACCCGGCCGCGGCTCACACACCGACGCGGCCCGCAGAATGAACTGGTGCCCAGCCTGCTTCACCAGCACGCCCTGAACAACGGTGCCAGACAACAGGTTCCAGACTGCTTCCCGATTATGCGCGGGATGCTTGCGGTTAAACAATCATCAGCCCTTCGTCCTCGTATGCGCTCGTGCCCTCGGCTTCGCGCGACGCCAACGCCCGCGCCAGCGCCATGATCAGCGCCACCACGCCGTCGATTTTGTCGCCCGCATTCTTCTTGTCCGGCTTCACATTTCCCGCCGGGTCCATCGCCACCGCGAAGTTGTCCACCATCCACCGCAGCAACGGATCGCCGCCATGCCGGATCATCGGTTTCACCGGGGCGCCGTGCTCGTCGGCGCGCGCACCCACCTTGATCAGCCGCTGCAGGTCCTTCGTCGGCGCCGACATCGACGCGAACCCCTGACCGAACGTGATCATCGGCGCGCCGTCGGTCGTCAGGTCGTTGACGATCTGCGTGGCGTTCCAGCGGTCGTACGCGATCTCCTTCACCAGGAACTCGTCGCGGTCCCGCCCGATCTGCGCCTTGATGAAGTCGTAATCGGTGACATCACCCGGCGTCGCCGTCAGCCACCCCTGCTTCACCCACGCCGACGCCGCATTCGCTGTCCGCGCGTCGAGGTCCTCGATCGAGTCCTCCGGCGCCCAGCACCGCAACAGCACATCGAACGCGCCGTCGTCGGCCGGGAACACCCACGCCAACGCACACAGGTCCGACGTCGACCCCAGGTCCAGCCCGCCCCAGCACTCGCGTCCCTTCAACCGCGACAGGTCGACGATCGACGCGTTCATATCCCACTGGTCTACGTCGAGGTAGCGGGTCTCCTGCTTGGTGCGAATCCCCAAGTGCAGCCGCAGGAACGCCGCGAGCTCGGCCGGCGAGTCCTTCGCTTTCTCCGCAGCCTCAACCATGTACCGCTTCGTCGGTGAGATCCCGTACCCCGGGTTCGCCTTCTTCCACGTCGCCTCGACGAACGGGTCATCGCCGGCCATGAGCTGCCCGTTCTCATACACCGGTTTCTCCGCCGCGAACACCACGCCGTACGTCGTCGGCCGCTTCAGCACCCTCTTGGCGAGCTTCTCGATCAGAGACCGCTTCTCGTCATACGGCGTGTGCCGCTTCCCGGCGTCCGCCGTCGTGATGTAGATGATCAACGGCTGCTCGCGCGAGCCGGTACCCGTCTCGAGCGCCTCGATCAGATCCATCAGCTTATGCAGGTGCAGCTCGTCGACGATCGCGCCGTGAATGTCGGCGCCGTGCTGCGCATCACCTGCGTTCGCGATCGGCTGGAAGTAACTCCCGCTGGCCGCGTGCGTGATCCGGTGCTTCAGCGCCCGCAAGTGCCGCTTCAGCCCCGGCGATTTGTTCACGATCTGCCGGATTGGCTCGAATACGAACCCCGCCTGGCCCAACGTCGTGGCCGCCGCGATCACCTGCGCGCCGTGCTCGCCGTCAGCCGCCGTCAGGTAGATCCCGAACCCGGCCGCCGTCGTCGTGTTGTGGGTCGGGATCAACCCCTCGCCGACGAGGAACTGCTCCGAGTCGTGCGCCACCTGAATGCAACGCGTAGGCACCGAGGCGACCAGTCGAACCGCCGACACCACGTTCGTGGCTGAGCGCGTAGGCCGAGCAGGAGTGCTCGCCAGCCGCTCTGTCTTGCGAGCCAGCGTGAACGGCGACCGCTCGCGGTACGCGGTCCACGCCACCCGCCACATCGGCCCGCAGTCCCGGCCACCCAGTGTGGCGCGCCCCTCCCGGATCGTCGCCTTCCAGCCGAGCGACCGCGCCAGGAACAGCACCGCCTCAGCCAGGTTCCGCCGCGTGCTGACGAACTCGACCCGCGGCGTGTTCGGTCCGCGGTTCACGCCGCCGTCCGTGTCCATCAGCCCGCGAAGCAGGTCCATCCGCTGCGCCGCCGACGCCAATAGGTACTGATTCGGCACGTGCTTGCTGCCGAGCACGCCTAACTCCCGCAGCGCCACCCGGAATCCGCCATTGATCGAGTGCGTGATCGGCGTTCCCGGCGGCGTCCGCACCGCGTAGTGCTGCGCAAACCGCTCCAACAATTCGGCGTCGACTGTGGTGATCCGCGCGGCATCAGTCGCACCGTCACCGAGCCACGCCCCGAGCAGATACGGATCAATCAGCAGATCGGCCGCCGGCCGGTCCAACGTTCTGTCCATCCGAACCGAGTAGCGCGTATCCCGACGCGCGGCCCACCGATGGTTCTGGTGCAGCGTAGGCGCGTCAATCGTGACATCACGCTCGCGGCACCGATCGAACACCGTCCACAGGTGCTCGTCATCACAGACCACGGCCTGCCCATCAGCGAATTCCACTTCGTAGCAAGGCCGGTGGTGCTCATCCGACACGAACGTCACTTCGGTCATAGACCCGTCAACAGCGTGCACCAGGTCTCCTGGTCTCACGTCGCCGAACTTGATCCATCCCCGCCCGGTCAGCAGCGGCGTGTCGACCGCTATGCCCTTGCCGTTCTTGCGCGGCATGTCGAAGTAGGCGATCGTGATGATCCGCACCCAGTTGCCCGAATCCGGCGAGCGATGCACCCAGCCCGCCGGCGGGGCGATCAGGTACGCGACCTGCCACACATCCGGGTCAAACCGCTGGCCGGCAAACCGGCCCTTCGTGTGCCGCAACTGCCGAAACGCCGCGATCACCCTGTCGACCCGCGCCGGATCGAACCGCGCCCCCGGAACGTCCCGCGGTTCCGGCGTCTTGATCAGCGGCGGGCAATCCGGCGGCCGATACCCGCGGTCCCGCAAATACCAAGCAACTTCCGGTGAGAGCTTCAGCTCATCGAGATCAGCTGAATCCCAGAGCTTATCGAACTCAGTCGTCGCCGACGGCGCCCGCGAACGGGTTCGCCTCGTTGTCGCCACGATCGTCGTCCCGCTTCGACACGTTCCGCTCACCCGCCGGCGTCAACCCGAAGTCATTCGCATACTGCCGCAGCCTCGTCTCCGCCTGCTCCGCCACCGCAACGGACGGATTCTTCGTCCACCACGCCGACTCCGTGCCGTCCTTCTTCACCGAGGTGTTCCGCACCACCTGGCCGTTCGCCGCGATATCCCGCGTCGCCGTCACCCACCGCGACCACAGCTCGCAGTACGTCGTCAACGTGGCCCGATCCTCCGGCTTCACCAGGTCCAAACGCGTCAGACCAGGCACGATGCGCTTCCACTCGGCCTTCGCTTCGCGGCTCAGCCACGTCGGCGGGTTCGGCGCCAGCCGCTTGAACGCCGGCGGCGGCGCGACCGGACGCCCAGCCGAATCCTTCCCGTCAGCCCTCCCGTTCAGCAGCAGCAATTTTGCTGGCTGAGCGGGCCTAGCCACCGTTCGCCACCAATGTTTGCTGGCGCAAGGGCAATATTTGCTGGCACAGGGGGGATGTTTGCTGGAAACGCATGGCACCTAGCCGAAATACCCCCCCAACCAGCAGTTTTGTGCAAAAAAATACGAGCGCACCGTGGCGCGGGGCGGGGTAGGTGTTACTGGCGATTCCAACCCCCTTCCCATCTGCGCAAATGGGGGATGGTATGTGTGACCGCCGTAGCGATGCGTGGGCGCTGGTCGCGTGTGTTGCGTAGGACTTCGCTGATGGCTGGCTGCTTGTTTGCTGTGGTGGCCGGTTGTTTGCTGGACAGGTCCGGTTGTTTGCTGCAGCGACAGTCACAGGGTGGTCTTGTTTGCTGGGTTTGCTGGGCAGTCGACTGTTGCTGTTCCAAGTGCTGCCATCTGGGTCACCTCGCTCTGGTCTTCCCACGCTGTGCGTCGGTGGTGGTCTTCTGGTCGTGGTGCGGTCTGCAGAGGGACTGGTAGTTGTCCCAGTCGTAGCGGTCGCCGCCTTCGGCCAGGGGCACGATGTGGTCGACCTGATGCATGACGCGGTGACACCCCGGGTGTTCGCAATACGGGTGGCTGGCGCGGTAGGTGTCCATGCTGCGGCGCATCCGCATGTCGGTCTTGCCGCCGATGTGTGTGCTGCCTTCCCAGGCTGGGCGGCAGGCGCATGGCTGGCCCTTTGGGGCTGGCTTTTTGCAGCGATTACACACTCGGGGTGGGGCGCTAGGCATGGCTCTGCCCCCACGAAAACCGATAGTAGCAGGTCAGCGTCCCCGTTTGGGGATTTGGGTAGTTCGCGGGAGTTCGCTGGGGTCCAGGGGAGTTCACTGGGGTCTGTCGAGTCGTCGCAAAACCTCGGCTTGATCCTCAAACGACAACTTCGCCAAAGCCGTGTCTAGGTGCGCTCGCGCCTCATCTTCGGTCATGTTCAACAACTTTTCCCAGCCATCAATTGAGCTAAGCGGGATATTTTGCTCGGAGCGATCCATCCTGTCCTCCCTATGCCGAATAACGTCGCGCTACGTCACACCTTGACTTTGGCTCGCACCTTGGCGAGCTGCTGATCTCGGCGGCGTAGTTTCTGGACTCGTTTGAGGCTGTAGACAGGCTGACTGTTGTGGTTGATCCGGTTCTCGACGATTGCGCCGTCGTGGCGCCAGCCTTTGGGGCGGAGGCGTTGGGCTTGTATCCATGCGTTGAGTTGTTTCGGTTCGACGGGTTCGTCGAGGTTGGTGAGGATTTCGAGGATTTCGTCGGCGGTGCGTAGGTCTCGGGCTGCTGCGGTGTCGCGGCGGTTGCGTTCGACGTCGATTTCGTGGTGGCAGGCGGGGCATTCGGTGGTGCGTTCGTCGATGTCGGCGTAGAGGGGTTGTCCGCAGTCGATGGGTGTGCCGTCAGGTCCGTGGCCGCGGACGGTGGGGCAGAGGCCTGCGAAGTGGCGTTCGGTGGGGTTGATGGATTTGACGAGTTGGCCGCCGCGTTGGTCGCTGCCGACGTACCGGTGGGTCCACCGGTAGAGGTTGCCGGCCAGTGGGAGGCGTGCGATGGCGGTGGTGTTGGTTTTAAGCCAGCGGGCGAGGTTTTTGGTGGTGACGGTGCTGAGGCCGGGGGGTTTGCGGCCGGTGTGTTGTTCGGCGATGGTTTGGACCCATTTGAGTAGGTCTTTTCGGATGGTGCGGGCTGTTTCGGCGGCGTCGAAGTCCATGACGTTGAGCTGGTCGGGGCGGCGTTGGCGGCCGATGGTGCCGATGCTGGTGCGGTCGAGGCGTTGGATGCGGGCGTCGAGTTCGTCGAGCAGCCAGGGCAGTTGGTCGAGCATGTTGGCGAGTTGTTCGGTGCATTCTTGGCACAGGAACAGATCCGTTGGGCGCGTGCAGCTTTGGCAATCGGTCACAGATTGTGTTCCTGCTCAGCAGATTTCAGGTCGACGCCGAAAGCGTTGCTGAGCGCGTCGAGGGTGGGCTTGTGTGACCGTCTCGACCTCGCTGATGAGGGCGGCCGCCGTGACGCCTGTGGGCGTGTCTGCGCGTGCAAGGTCGGCGAACACTGCGGCTGCGGCGACGGTGGACCAGTAGATGTCGGGCAACGCTTTGTAGTCGCCGTGCTTCTTGGTGAACTGATTTCGGATCTCACCCGAGGCTTGTATTGCATTCCATGCGCAGACCCAGGCGGCTGCTCGGGCGTCAACATCTTCAGACATTGGTTGGTTACCTTTCGCTCTGGTCTTGTCGGCGGTGGTGTTCTTCTGGTCGTGCACTTCAGCCCCTTCCGTGCCAGGTTCGGCCGCCGTCGTGGCTGTGGGTGCCGTGGGCCACTACTTTGCGGTCTACCTGGCGGCCGGCTGTGCGTTCCGCTGCGGCGATGGCGGCTTGGGTGGCGTGTGATCCGGTGCGCGCGAGCTGGCGGTAGATGCAGGTGTCGGTGAGGCCGTCGCGCTGCTCGCGGGTCAGGCCGTCGAACGCCACGGCACCTTGGGGGCCGACGATGACACGCACGGTGCGGGCTGCGATCAGCGCGTCTATGCGTTTGGTGGCTTCCCGTACTTCCTCGGCGCGCTCGGACACGCTCTGGCCGGCCTTGAGTTTGGAGAAACACGGCATGGGAGTCAGCTCTCTTTCTGCTGGTCGTCGTCAATCTCGAGTTGCGGTGATGCTTGCTTGGCCAGCGCGGGCGGATCTGCGGGTTCCTCGTCCCAGGCGCTGAAGTCCAGTGGCCGCCCGGCGGGCGCGGGCGCCGCGGCCGGGGTCTGGTCGTCCTGGTCGCCGTCGGCGAGGTCGAGGTCAAGGAAGCTGGTGCGGGCCGCTTTCAGTGCGGCT